GAGAATAAGAAGAAAGCGAAAATATCAAAAATAATTGAGCAGAATTAATAAAATTTCTAAAAAAATGAAAAATGAGACAGTCTCACCTTAAAACCGTGTTATTATGGTAATATGAAGTAAGTAGGTAAGAAGCAATTCTTACCTTTTATTTTTGGTAAAAACTATGAGTAAGAACAAGAATAGACCTGATCAAGACGGTAAACATCGTGCAGCATTTGATAAGAACAAGAAGAAGATATATCAAACACAAACCCTATGTGGCATTTGCGGAAAGCCTGTGGACTTCTCTAAGAAGTATCCCGATCCTTTAAGCCCTTGTATTGACCATATCATCCCAGTATCTAAGGGAGGTCATCCAAGTGATATTGATAATCTTCAGTTAGCACATTGGGAATGTAATAGACAAAAGTCTGACAAGCTGTTTGCTCCCATAGAAAGAAAAGAAGATGAACAAATAGGCAATAGAGTTTTGCCCCATACCGTTAACTGGAGCGCATATAGAAGCAATTAGTGCTTCTTTTTTATTGGTCACGCTTTGATATAAAAATATTTATTTTTTTCTTTATGCCTTCACCTAGATAGGGGGTATAGGACCCCATGGTGGGTGCTTCCGAGCTTCAAGCCGCCGTACTACGAAAAAAAACACACGCAAGACAATTTTTGAAAGGAGTGAATCATGTCTGACCTAAAAGGAATGAACTTTTTAAAGAGAAAACTTAACACAAAACAAACAAGAGTTAGAACTAGATATCGATATTACGAGATGAAAAACATGATGTTTGATTTCGGTATTTCTTCACCACCTGATTTGAAGAACTGGTCCTCAACTTTAGGATGGTGTGCTAAAGCTGTAGATTCATTAAGTGATAGACTACAGTTTAGAGAATTTGATGAAGATAACTTTGATATTAATGAGATTTATCAGCTTAACAATCCTGATGTCTTATTTGATGGTGCGATTCTAGGGGCGCTTATTAGCTCCTGCTCGTTTATTTACATCAGTCAAGATGGAAACGGCTATCCAAGACTTCAAGTAATTGATGGCTATAACGCAACAGGCATTATTGATCCTTTTACAAACATGTTAAAAGAAGGCTATGCAGTATTAACAAGAGATGACAATGGGCTTCCAATTATGGAGGCTTATTTTGTTCCTGGAGCAACCTATTACTATGAGCATGGAAAGTTTATAAGAAGAATCGACAATAAAGCGCCTTATGCTTTGCTTGTTCCTGTTATCTATCGTCCCGATTCAGTAAGACCATTTGGCCACTCTAGAATTTCTAGAGCTTGCATGAGTATTGTTGGTTCTGCTTTAAGAACTATTAAGCGTTCAGAGATTTCAGCAGAGTTTTATTCATATCCCCAAAAGTATGTTACAGGCTTAAGTGAAGATGCTGAGATTAGTGATAAGTGGAAGGTGGCAATGTCTAGTTTAATCACCTTGACTAAGGATGAAGATGGTGACAAGCCTACATTTGGCCAATTCACTCAACAGTCAATGCAACCTCACACGGATCAATTAAGAATGTTTGCTTCTTTGTTTGCAGGCGAAACAGGATTGACTCTTGATGATTTAGGTTTTGCAACTGAAAACCCATCAAGCGCCGAGGCTATTAAAGCAGCACATGAGAATTTAAGACTAACAGCTAGAAAGTCACAAAGAACATTTGGTACAGCTTTCTTAAATGCTGGCTATTTAGCAGCATGTGTAAGAGATAACTTCCCATATGAAAGAAGCGTGCTATATGAGACTGTTCCAAAGTGGGAACCAATCTTTGAACCTGATGCTGCTATGCTTTCTTCTATAGGCGACGGCGCTATTAAAGTTAATCAAGCTATTCCAAACTACTTCACTAAAGAAACTTTAAGAGATTTAACAGGAATTAAGTCTAATGGCTGATGATGTATTACCTGAACTATTAGAAAAGATTTTTGGTGAGTATAAAAGACTTATAAAAGAGAGTACGTTCATCACCAGGTTCAGTGATGAGCTTTCAAAAGGAATAGCAAAAGATAGTGATGTCTCTTTATACGGAGAGGAATTAGGCAATTGTGCATCAATTGCCTTTTTGAAGTTTATCAAAGAAGAAAATCTTCCTGATGGAATTCTTTATTGGAACATAGCTGAAAGAACCATTGAACCTTTGTTAAGAGATGTCTATCAAAAAGTTAATGATGCAGCGGAACAAGTTCAACTAGTCTCTGATAAGAAAATAAAAATAAACATTAAGCCTCAACATGCTGAATTTCCTAAGTTTAGAGTGCATGATCTAATTGACAAGGCTATTGATTTCTATAACGGAAAGGAAGTGGACGATGGACTTAGATAAGTTTGAAAGATTCATTTCTAATTCTTTTAGAAATGTTGGCCAAGGTTTCTATGATTCTTATGTAGAAGCAAATGTAAGATTTAGGTCAAAGCTTGGAATGAAAGAAGTAATTGTTAGAAGACAATTAGGAAACTGTTGTAAGTGGTGTGCTAATTTAGCAGGCATTTATGATGCAAATAATCATCCTGATGATATCTATAAGCGCCATAGAAACTGTAGATGTTTGGTTACTCATAAAACAGAAAAGGGCTATAAAGACAATTTGGTTTCAAAGACACAATATTTTAAGACACAAAAAGAAGTGAGATACGAAAGAATAAAGCAATTAGAAAATACTGATAGGATTTTAAAAGAGGATAACCTAAAAGCGAGACGATCAAAAAAGATTAGTGATTTTTTAGTTGATTTAGAAAAAAATGCAGAATTTGTTAAAAATGAAATACCTGGAAAGATAAAAAAGGAAACATTAATTCCTATTTTAAGAGAAAAAGGTTTTTTAGAAGAGTATCATATATCTAAAATTCCTAAAATTATTGGAGGTGGGAATGCATACTTAAGTATTAGCGACTTAGCCTATATTTTTAAGAGACATTCAAAAGAAATTCCATTAGAACATTATTCTAAATTAAGTGAAGTGATTAGAGATTATGATGTGCTTTATAGAGATAAAAGATATAACAACAGCTTCATGTTTTATAAGACGTATGAAACTAATGGTGGCAAGTACGGATTAGAATTAGCTATAGCAAGAAGACCTAAAACAAATACTGAATACATTGTTCATTTTGTATATATTGGTTTAAGTGGTGAAAGTAGTAAAAAGCGCTATGAAAAAATCAAAAATAAACAACAAATAATTGATGTTAAAAAAGATTATGATAAAATCTAATTGAGGAATGTGAGGCTTAAAGATTCCCTAGAAAGCTGATATACGATTATGTGGGGTGCGCTAAATTTTAGCGGTGGGGGCCCACGGCATTCCTGATTGAAGCACCTTCGGGTGCTTTTTTAGTTGCTTGAAAGGAGAACTTAATGGCTAGAGATGACTATTATGTGATTGTATATAAGATACTTTCTTATTTGTATCAATGCTTAAAATTAGGCAAGAAGATTGATGAGAAATGTATCGATAATGACAACAAGTATATTTCAATTAATCTTGATTATTGGAAATACATAATCGTTAAGTTGATTGATGAAGAGTATATTTCAGACGTGCAATATGATAGAACCTGGTGTGGTGAAATAATTGTTTCTAATTTAGATCAAGCTCAAATTACGCCAAAAGGCATTGAGTATCTAAATGAAAATTCATTAATGGAGAAGGCAAAGAAGTTTCTAAAGGAAACAAAAGAAATTATGCCGTTTATATAGGAGGCTCTATGGCAAAAGATGATTATTATACTTTAGTCGCAAAGATTCTTGTTTATCTATATAAGAAATATAAACAAAAAGATATTGAAAAGGATTATATTTCTCCATTGACAAAAGACTTTCCTGTTAAAGAAGAACAGTTGATGGAAACTATATCCATGATGATTGAACAAGGATTGATTAAAGGCACATGCACAAAGGCTTGGGGTGGTATTGTTATGATTGACTATAACAGCTTAAAAATAACACCTGCTGGCATTGATTATCTTCAAGACAATTCAAAGATTAGAAAGATATGTGAAACGTTAATAGAGGCTAAATCTATTTGGGAGTTATTTATGTAGGAGGCGTTTATGTATTTAATAAGAGATCCAGTTAAATTCACTCCATTGATTAAGTGAATTGAAAACGAAATTAGGTTGTCAAACTCCAACTCAGTCTTATTTCTTGCCGTATAAGAAATCACACGGCAAGGAGGCGATTGATATATATAACTCAACAGGAAGAACTGCTCAAAAGTGGCAGGTAGATTTGGTTGATAATATCCTTGCTTACAACAAGGATGATTTGTTCGTTCACACAAAGGTCGGATATTCAGTGCCGAGACGTAACGGCAAGAACGAAATATTAACCATAGTTGAGATGTGGGGATTGAAAAATGGATTGCGTATTTTGCACACTGCACACAGAACATCAACAACGCACGTTGCATGGGAAAGACTTTTTAACCTGCTTACTAAGGCTCATATCGAAATAAGTTCATCATATAGAGCTTTTGGTAAAGAACATATTGAAGTCGCTGGTAAAGGGGTTATTGAATTTAGAACCAGGACCTCTAAAGGCGGTTTGGGTGAAGGCTATGACATACTTATCATAGACGAAGCCCAAGAATATCAAGATGACCAACAATCAGCTCTTAAATATGTTGTATCAGACTCTAAGAATCCAATGACTTTGATGTGCGGAACTCCTCCAACTCCCGTTTCTTCAGGAACTGTTTTTACAAAATTTAGAGAAGAAACACTTAAAGGCAAGGGAGTTAACGCAGCTTGGGCTGAATGGTCAGTTGATGAACAACAAGATCCTAATGATAAGAAGTATTGGTATCAAGCTAATCCATCACTTGGAACTATTCTTACTGAAAGAAAGATTCAGGATGAAATTTCAGGTGATGATATAGACTTTAACATTCAAAGATTAGGTTATTGGACCAAGTACTCTCTTAAATCAGAGATATCTAAAGCTGATTGGCAAAAGCTTATCCTTAAAGGTAAGCTTAAGCCTAAAGGAAAATTGTTTGTCGGTATTAAATATGGCCAAGATGGTACCAATATGGCCATGTCGATTGCGGTTAAACAAGAAACAGGAAATATTTTTGTAGAATCAATTGATTGTAGGTCAATTAGAAAGGGTAACACCTGGATCATTGACTTTCTTAAAAAAGCCGATGTACAAAACATAACCATTGATGGTTCGGTTGGCCAAAGCCTTTTAGTTGATGAGTTAAAGAAAAACAAAATCAAGACTAAGATTATTCTTCCAACCGTTAAAGAGATTATCATAGCAAACTCAACGTTTGAACAAGCAGTATATGGAGACAAGTTATGTCATAATGACCAACCATCTCTTACAGCTGTAGTTACCAACTGTGAAAAAAGAGCCATTGGAACAAGTGGCGGTTTTGGTTATAAAAGCTTAAAACCTGAAAACGATATTGTACTGATGGATAGTGTGATACTTGCTTATTGGCAATGTAGTGTGTTCAGAGAACGCAGAAAACAAAAGATTAGTTATTAGAAGCGCTAGAAATAGCTCTTTTAATATATGCGATACCACCGCACACAATAGTGGGAAGAAAGGACTCTAAAATGAGCGAATTTAAAGAAATTAAAACACAAGAAGAATTTGATGCATTGATTAAGGAACGTTTGGAAAGAGAAAGAAAGACTTGGCAGGATAAGTATTCTGATTATGACGATCTTAAGAAAAAGAACGAAGATTACAGCGCTGAAGTTACTAAATTAAACCAAGAAAAGGAAAACTTTAAAACCAAGGCTGCTGACTATGACAAACAAATTAATGATTTGAATTCTAAGGTCAAGGGTTACGAGACCGACTCGGCAAAAACGAGAATTGCCCTTGAAAAAGGTTTGCCTTATGCGATGGCCAAAAGATTAAACGGCACCACTGTTGAAGAAATTGAAAAGGATGCCGATGAAATGGTCAAGTATATGGGTAAACAAGACCCAGCTCCATATAGCTCAAATGAACCTCAAGCTTATTCTAAAGAAGCTGACAAAGAAAGAGCGTTTAAGGAGCTTGCACAAAAATTGTCAACAAAATAGGAGGAAAATTTTAAATGGCAACACTTCAAAAAGGAACTTTGTTTCCAACAGAACTAGAACAAGAATTATTTAGCATGGTAAAAGGTCATTCTTCACTTGCTCTTTTATCAGGACAAGAAGCTTTACCTTTTACTGGTAAAGACATTTTTACATTTGATTTCTCAAGTGATATCTCTATCGTGGCAGAAGGTGAAGCAAAGCCTGTAGGCGATGCAAAAATCGACCCTGTTAAGATGGTTCCATTAAAAGTAGTTTATGGTATGAGAGTTAATGACGAGTTTGTATTCGCTGCTGAAGAAAAGAAAGTTGATTACTTAAAGAAATTCTCTGAAGGTTTCGCTAAAAAGCTAGGCGCAGGCTTAGATAAAATGGCATTCCATGGCATTAACCCTGCTACTGGTAAGCTATCAACTGTAATTGGTGATAACAACTTTGATAAGAAGATTACTGCTAATGTGGTTGAATATGATGCTGCTAATGCTGATACAAATATCGATGCAGCAGTTGCTCAAGTTGAAAGTGCTGAATATCGTGCAAATGGTATTGCGATTTCTTCAACAATGAGAGGCGCTATCGCTTCACTTGTTGCGAATGGCCAAAGAAAGTACCCTGATTTCGCATTTGGTGGTTGTCCTACAACTCTAGGTTCTATGCGTTTAGACGCTAACCCTACAGTTTCAGTTAAGGCAACTGATGATACTGAAACTAAAAAGGGTGTTGACCACGCTTTAGTTGGTGACTTTGAGGATTGTTTTAGATGGGGTATCGCTAAAGAATTACCTCTAGAAGTGATTGAATATGGTGACCCTGATGGCCAAGGTGACTTAAAGAGAAACAACCAAGTATATCTTCGTTCAGAAGCTTATCTAGGTTGGGGTATCATGGACCCTAAAGCTTTTGCTAGAGTAAAAGTTAAAGATACTGAATAGTGGTGGCCGCTATGTTGTATAGAAACATTAAAACAGGTGCCACAATCGAGACTATTTGTAAACTTGGTGGCGATTGGGTGCTTGATGAAGGCGATGACTATGTTGAAGAGGATGTTCTTCTAGAAGATGAAACTGATGAGGTTGAAGAAGAACCCGAGATCGAAGAAGAACCCGAGATCGAAGAAGAACCTGTAGTCGAAGAAAAAAAGCCTGTTAAAACAGCGTCTAAAAAAGCAAAAAAGAACCTAAAAGCTAATAAGAAGAAAAAATAATGGCTGATGTTAAAAATACAACATTCGCATCTATTGATGATATTAAAAAACTATGGCGTGATTTAGAAATTGATGAAGAAACAAGAGCAGAGCAACTTCTGCTCATTGTTTCGGATTCATTGCGTTATGAAGCGTTCAAAGTTGGCCAAGACTTAGATGCAATGATTGAAAAGAATCCTTTTTTAGTTAACGTGGCCAAGTCGGTCACTGTTGATGTTGTCGCAAGAGTACTTATGACATCAACAACCAATGAACCTATGACGCAGTTTTCTCAATCGGCATTAGGCTATTCAATGTCAGGAACTTATCTTGTTCCTGGTGGTGGTTTGTTTATTAAAAAGTCTGAACTATCAAGACTTGGTCTAAGAAAACAAAAGATAGGAACGATAGAAATGTATGATCAAGGGAATAACGATAACTCTAATCAGTAAAACCTTGGTTGGTGAAGATGATTTTGGTTGTCCAATTTATGAAGAAACAAGAGAAGAAGTTAACAATGTATTGGTTGCTCCTGTTGATACAACTGATGTAGTTGAACAGCTTAATTTAACAGGTAAAAAAGCAGTCTATACCTTAGGTATTCCTAAAGGTGATAAACACGTTTGGCAAGACCAATGTGTTGAGTTCTTTGGTAAAAGATTTCATGTCTTCACCGAGCAAATAACAGGCATTGAAGAAATGATTCCTTTGTCATGGGGTAGTAAAGTGATGGTTGAAAACTATGAGTGATAAATTTGTCTTTGAATTAAATTCAGAAGGTGTTAAAGAACTGTTAAACTCTCCTGAAATGAAAGATATTCTTGTTGAAAAGGCAAAGATGGTCCAACAAGCAGCAGGTAAGGATTACAAAGTAAACTTATTTGAAGGTAAGAATAGACCAAACGTTTCAATCGGAGCTATGACTAAAAAAGCTAAAAAAGATAATCTTAAAAATAACACTTTATTAAAGGCATTAGGTTCTGTTAGAGGAAAACAATCATGATAGAAAAAACCATTAAAGATTTCTTAAGTAAAAAACTTGATGTAAAAGTGAGTGCTGAGATACCAAATGGTGAAGAATCATTTGTTGTTTTTGAAAAAACAGGTGGTGGCGAAGAAGAACATTTGAAATATGCAACTATTGCGATTCAATCTTACGCACCATCTAGACATGATGCAGCACTCTTAAACGAGGCTGTTAAATCAGCTATGAGAAAAATAGATGATGAACTAAATGAAGTGTGTCAGTGTAAGTTAAATTCAGATTATAACTTTACTGATACTTCAACTAAAAAACATAGATATCAAGCAGTTTATGACTTGATTTATTATTAGGAGGTAAAATGAGCGATTCAAAAAATGTTACTGTTGCTAAGCCTGGTGTTGGCGGTGCAATTTATAAAGCTCCTGTAGGTTCTAAACTTCCAACAAATGCGATTGATACTTTAGATCCTGCGTTTGTATCACTTGGCTATGTGAGTGAGGATGGTTTAACCAACAGCAACACTCTATCAACAGAAGATATTAAAGAATGGGGCGGTTCTGTAGTTTATTCAGCTGAAACTGAAAAATCAGATAAGCTTAAGTTTAAATTGATTGAAGCGTTAAATACTGATGTATTAAAGACGGTATATGGCGATTCAAATGTAACTGGTGATCTAACCAACGGAATTACTATTAAAGCTAATTCAATTCCTCAAAAAGAATATGCATGGGTTGTAGATACAATTTTAAAGGATGGAATTTTAAAGAGAATTGTAGTTCCAAACGGTAAGGTTACTGAAGTTGGTGATGTTGTTTATAAGAACAATGAATTAGTAGGCTATGAAACTACTTTAACTGCTTTCCCTGATGAAACTGGAAATACTCATTATGAGTACATTTCAAAGCCTGCAAATGATGGTGAACAAAAATGATCATTAAAACTAAAGTAGGATTAGAGGTTGAAGTAAATCGTGATGCTTTCGATGATATGGAAGTATTAGATGCCATTAGAGGGATGGATGAGGATAATCCAATCGCCTTATCTAAGTTTTGTGATTTAGTTTTTTCTAAACAAGAGAAGAAGAAACTGTACGATTTTTGCAGGGATGAAGAGGGCAAAGTTCCTCTTTCAAAAATCCTTGATGTTATTACTGAAATAATGACTTCATTAGGACAACCTGAAAAAAACTAATAATCCTGGCCAACATGCTTAATGCCGATGAAGAAGCTTTGATATGTGACTTGGCTGAAACCTATCAAATATTCAATTATAGAGAGATGTCGCCTTTGTTGGTGGCAACTCTTGCTGTTGGCTTAAGGGAAAATAGTAGAATCAAAATCAAAATGTATGACTATAAAACAAGTTTTCTAAACATCTTACTAGCATCGATCCTGGACAAATTAAATTTGTTAGTATGGTTAAACACTAAAGATGCTGAAACTGGTAGAAATAGGCCTGTTTCAATACTGGATAGTTTAATTGGTGAAAATAGTAATGAAAACGAAAACATGTCGTTTGCATCGGCTGAAGATTTTGAAAATTATAGAGAAAAATTAATTAAGAAAGGAGCAAACAATGGCAACTGATTTAGGTAAAGCCTTCGTCCAAATTGTTCCTTCCGCCCAAGGCATTAAAGGTTCAATATCTAAACTTTTAAATAAAGAATCAGACGATGCTGGAAAACAATCAGGAGATAGTTTTGGCAAGAATCTAGTTTCTAAGGTTAAAGGAATAATAGCAGCGGCAGGGATAGGCGCTCTTTTAAAAGCAACTATTGAAGAAGGTGCTAAGCTTGAACAATCTTATTTAGGTGGCTTGGATACTTTGTATGGTTCTGCCGCTGATAAGATGCGTTCTTGTGCTGATCAAGCAGCTAAAGCAGGCATCTCGGCCAATATGTTTGCTGAACAAGCAGTAAGCTTTGGAGCTGCGTTAAAAAGCTCTTTTAAGGGTGCTGAAGATGCAGAAAGCAAGGCAGCGGAAGCAGCAAATGTTGCTATTTTGGATATGGCTGATAACTCGGCCAAGATGGGTACTAGTATAGAGTCAATTCAAAATGCTTATCAAGGCTTTGCGAAACAAAACTATACGATAAACTTAATGTCGGCTTAATTAGTGATGATTAAGTCAGTGTATGTGAACTTTACCAAAGGTGTGAGATTAAGATACAAATAGGAAATGATTTGTTGAGATAATCTTGCTAACAGGGAAAACCTAAGTCTATGAAGATATGGCAATCCTGTGCCAAGCCTAGTGTAATAGGAAGGTCAAACGACTATCGGTTCGTTACCGAGTACAATATCTATTGGTACGATATTGGAAGTGCATACTAACTTAATTTAAAAGTCTATCTTTTATAAGTTGTGGATAAACCTATAAAATGGAATAATATACCATATAGGAGAACTAACTTATGGAAGAGTTTAGAAAGATAGAAGAATTTGAATATTACTCAATTAGTAACTTAGGAAGAGTAAGAAATGACAAAACATATAGAATATTAAAATCATCAATTAATTCAAATGGGTATGAGTATATAACAATTAAAATTTATACAAATAAAATACCTAAAACTTATTTAAGATATATTCATAGGTTAATGGCAATAGCTTTTATACCTAATGAAGAAAACAAGCAACAAATAGACCATATAAATGGTAATAAGGCTGATAATAGATTAGAAAATCTTAGATGGGTTACTATAAGTGAAAATAGGCATGCTTATGGTTATGAATTAAGTAATTTACATAGACAAAAGAAAATCACTGCAACTAATATTGATGGTAGAAAACTTGAATTTAATTCAAGAAATGAAGCAGCAAAATATTTTAAATGTGATAAAAGTCAAATTTCTTATGGAAGATACTATAAAAAAGGTAATAAAAAAAATTGGAAATTTGAATTAAGTTAATGATATAGTCTAAACCCACTCTTAAATGAGTGTTAAAGTATTAGGAAACTAAGGGTAGAAATTGGTTAGACAATCTTAAACTTGGTTATGGCGGGACTAAAACTGAGATGCAGAGACTTTTGAAAGATGCTCAAAAGTTGAGTGGTGTTAAATATGATATTAACAATTTAGCTGATGTTTATTCAGCGATTCATGTTATTCAAGAAGAATTGGGTGTTGCAGGTGTTGCAGCACAAGAAGCTGAAAGTACATTATCAGGATCATTGGGTGCTATGAAAGCATCCTTTTCTAACTTTTTAGGTAATTTAACCTTAGGAAGGGATATTGGTCCTGCACTAAATGATTTGGTACAAACTTCAACAAATTTCTTGTTTAACAATTTGATTCCTGCGCTTGTAAATATTATTAAAGCGTTGCCTGGTGCTATATACAACACCGTTGTTACCTTGTATCCTATCCTTAAAACTCACGTTGTTGAGCTTGTGGGGAATGTCGCAACATATATTCAAGAAAGCTTACCTGAAATATTAAACAAAGGGACTGAAATAGTTCTACAGTTAATAAATGGAATGGTAGCTAATATTCCAACATTGATTCTTTCACTTGGTGACATCGTTACAAATATTATTGATTTTCTAGGTGCTAATTTACCATTGATGGCCACAAAAGGTTTTGAAATTATAACTAGTCTCGCATCTGGTATTTTTAATAATATTCCTGCGATCCTGGCAAGCATGATTACGGTATTAGCCAATGTAATTCAAGCTATCATCAATAACTTGCCAACAATATTTGCTAAAGGTATCGAAATTACCACTAATGTTGCATCTGGTATTATTAGCGCAATACCTGACTTATTTAACAAGGTATGGGAAGGATTTTGTAGTGTTGACTGGGCTTCTATTGGTTCTAATATCATTTCAGGTATAGTCAACGGTATTAAGTCTGGTGTAGGTGCTGTTATTAGTGCAGCTACTGAAGTTGCTAGAAATGCATTCAACGCTGCTAAAAACTTTTTAGGCATCAAATCGCCTTCAAGAAAATTTAAATATCTTGGTGAAATGTCCGATGAAGGTGTTGCTCAAGGTTTAATTGGGAAGGTTTCGGTAGTTAAGGATGCTATTAAGAAAGTAACTGGAACAATGGAAAATACTTTTAATCCTAATCTAGATTCATTTAGAGTTGGCGGTTCTATTAATCGTGTTTCATCTAATAAAGGTGGTTTTCAACAAACAGTTATTATTCAAAGCCCTAAAGCTTTAAATCCAAGTGAAGTAGCTAGACAAACTAGAAACTCAACTAAGAGGTTAGCTTTAAAAATGAGCTTGGTTGGTGATTAGTATGAGAAGAATAACATGTACTAATATTACTGATGATGTATCCGTTACTTTTGGCGATAGATTCTCTCCATTCTTACTTCAAGATGTAGAGGGAATCTATTCGATCGATGTTAATATCAATTCAACTGACAATTCAATGTTTGATGGTTCTACAATCATAGGCACGTTCATTAGACCTAGAAACATTGTGCTTACTATCGCTGATAAAGAAAACTATGGCAAACATAGAAACTTAATTTACCTTTTGTTTAAGCCTAAGACAAAAGGTGTTTTTGTTTATGAAGAAGTTGATGAAGACTTTAATGAAAAAAGAGAGATTGAATATTGTGTAGAGAAGATTGAACAAGACTCAACTGGCCATGTTAGACAAAGTGTTGTTTCTTTGCTTTGTGCTGATCCTTTCTTTAGAGCTATCGAAGATACCCTTGTTACGATGTCAGGTTGGGAGTCAATGTTTGAATTTCCTCACTACTACATTAAAGAAGGTGAAGAACTAGCGGTTAGAGTAACAAAACAACTAGTAGAAATTCAAAATGATTCATCAGCTGATGGAATTGGCTTAACTATCACAATGACCACCAATCAGCCTGTAATCAATCCTAGAATGTATCATGTTGAAAGTGATTCTTTTATTCAACTTGGTGATGATAACAATGAGTTCAATATGCAAATAGGGGACCAGGTTATTTTTACAACCGAGAATAATAATAAGAACGCTTATTTAATAAGAGATGGTGTTAAGTCTATCATTAATGAACACATTAGTGATGATTCCGAGTATATTCAATTAACTCATGGAACTAATCACCTTAGATATTCAGCAAAAGAAGGTGAAGAACACTTGTTGGTGAATGTAACCTTTAGAATGAAGTATCAAGGAGTGTAACTATGGAATTATTGATATATGATGCTTCTTTGATGCGTAAAGGGGTGGTAGAAAATCATTCTAGTTTAATTTGGCGAAGAAAATACTATGAACCAGGAGAATTTGAACTTCATGTTCCTTTAACTAGTAACAATATAAACTTATTGACTAAGGGGAGCATCATAAGTAAAAAAGGTTCTAAGGAAGTAGGCATAGTTGAAAGCATTCAATATGTAGAAGGCAGTGAAACATGCACTATGATAGTAACAGGTAGATTTATGGCTTCTTATTTAAGCAGGAGGCTTATTAAATCTACTTTTTCTTTTAATGGAAAAGTTGAAGATGCCATGAGGGAACTGGTTAATTATGTAACACCTATTCCTCTTTTGGAACTAGGGAAGATTAATAATTTCAACGAAACGGTTACCTTTCAAGCTACTATGAAAGAACTATTAACTATAATTGTTAAACTATCAAAATCATCTGGCATTGGTTTTAGACTGGTTCCTGATTTCTCTAGCAAAAAAATCATATTTGAAACTTATAAAGGAGTAGATAGAAGCTTTGCTCAAAGGGGCAATCCTAGAGTTGTGTTTTCGGCCAATTATAACAATCTCAATCAAGTTACTTATTCCTGGAACAATCAACTTGAAAAAACTTTTGCGGTAGTTGGTGGTGAAGGTGAAGGAAGTGAAAGAGTATATGTTGAGATTGGCGGTGGCGAAGGATTAGATTTAAAAGAAGTCTTTGTTGATGCAAAGGATATTAGATCAGATAAGTTTGATACAAATGAAGAATATCTAGATGCATTAAAACAAAGAGGATATGATTCATTGATTAAGAAACAAATTTCAGAATCTATTGAATATGAAACATTGCCTAATGGCAACTTTAAATACAAGGTTGATTATGACTTAGGCGACATTGTAACCATTAAGAAGAGCGAGTGGGGAATTAATGATCATGTTCGTATTACTGAAATTGAAGAGATTTATGAGAATGGTGGAATGACAGTAGTTCCAACTCTTGGTAACGCTCTTCCTGATACTGTAGATTGGAGTGATTAATATGGAATATTACTTTTTTAATTCCGTGAATGGAGACCGTAAGTATAATGCTGAAAGCTTTGCGGATTGGCTATTTCCTTTTTTCACTACTGGTGTATTTAATGGTGGTTTTCAAGTTCTTGCTGACAATGGAATGAATATTAAAGTAACTCATGGTTATGCAAACATCGAAGGTAAGGTAGCTCATTCAAAAGTGATTGAAACACTTCAATTAGATTCAGCAAATTCTGTATTAAATAGAATAGACAATGTTGTATTAAGAAAAGATGAAGTAAACCGCAAAATCACTTTAGAAATAGTAAAGGGTTCTTCTTCTGAAAGCCCTGTGCCAGCAGCACCAACAAGGAATGATTTGATATATGAGATAGTTCTTGCTCAAGTGTTTGTTGGAGCATCAGTTATTAAGATAACTCAATCAGCAATTACTGATACTCGTATGGATAACGATCTTTGTGGGTGGGTTATTTCAACAATTAAGGAAGTAGATTTTTCTCAAATAGTTCAACAGTTTGAGAGCTATTTTAGTGAATTTAAACAAGATAGTGAACAAGATTTTGATAGCTGGTTTGAATCAATCAAAGGAAAGCTGAATGATGATGTAGCTGGTAGCTTGCAAAATCAAATAAGTCAGCTAGAAGAACTGCTTATTCAATTAAAAAATGAAAAGTTGTGCAAGCACAGTTTCTTATCACAGACTGATATTGATAACATCTTGGATTTAAATTATGAAGAACAAGAAGATGATCCTTCTTGTGGTGATTTCACAATTAATGCGGAATCAATTGCCGAAAGTGAAATAAATGATATTTGTGTTTAAAAGGAAGGGTAGAAAGTAAAAAAATGAAATTTTTAGATTTAAATGGTTTAACAACCTTATGGGCTAACATTAAAAAAACTTTTGTAGCTAAGGAGTCAGGCAAAGGCTTATCAACTAATGACTATACAACTGCTGAAAAACAAAAGTTAGCAGGTATTGCATCTAATGCGGAAGCTAACGTAATCACAGCTGTTAAGGTTAATGGTGCAGCTTTAATTCCTAGTTCAAAGGCTGTAAATATTGATTTGAGCGGTTATGCAGCTAAAACGCATTCTCATACAAAGAGTGATATTGGATTATCTAATGTAACAAACGATGCACAAGTTAAACGTTCTGAAATGGGTACAGCAAGTGGTGTTGCAACACTTGGTACAGATGGTAAAGTACCATCTTCACAACTTCCAAGTTATGTAGATGATGTACTAGAGTATGAAACAAAAGCAAAGTTCCCTACTACTGGTGAAACAGGCAAAATCTACGTTGATACAACAACAAACTTAACCTATAGATGGTCAGGAAGTGCTTATGTTGAAATCTCTCAATCAATTGCACTTGGTGAAACATCAAGCACAGCTTATGCAGGTAATAAAGGCAAGGCTAATGCTGATAGTATTGCCAATATCATTAACGGAACTCAAGTAGTTGCTAAAGCTACTACAGCTAATAATGTTGGTGGATTCACTGTTGCTAAAAACGTTCCTGCTGATGCTGTATTTACTGATACACACCATACAGCTAAAGAGATTGTTGGAAGTAGTGCTACAGCAACCACAAACGTTGCAACCGAAACAACTAATCCATTTTTAAATGTTATTGAAAATGGCGCTGTTCGTTCATCTCATCAAATTTCAGGTGGTGGTGCAACAACTGTTAAAACCGATAAGAATGGCAACATTATCATTACTTCGGCAAACTCTACATATGATTTAAGTGGATATGTTAAAACAAGTGATCTAGTAGCTTTAACCAATGAAGAAATTAATGCAATTTGCGTTTAATCTAGGAGGTGAATTTAAATGAAATATTTAAGTGGTGAAGGCGCCAAATATTTCTGGTCAAAGATTAAAACTTTTGTAGAATCAAGCGTAAAGAAAACTGTTAGAAGCAATATAACTGTCAATGTAACTCCTGTTGCATTGACTTCTTATTGCGCTTGGGATACACAAAAGGTTTATGGTTTTAAAGCTACTATTACGATAAATGGCTTAACTACTAACTCATTAATTGAAAATCTAATAATGTCAGACACTTTAATGTCTGCTGTTGGTCCTGTGGCAACTACAGGAACAAATAGCTTAACGTTCTATACTCAAGATAACACAACCTTAAGTGGGAAGATTATAACACTAGTAACAAGTGAGGTAGCATGATGGAAAGCAATATAAGACAACCAAATGTAAAAAATGTACATGAAATTGAATACATTTATAAAGATGGTAAGTGGAATAATAACTTTCCTTATCAACTTACTGAAGGCAAAGTAACACCTAATGATGATGGTTCTTTTACTTTTAAAGGTACACCCAGAGCAACGATTCTATTTTCAACTTTGCCTGTAGGAAAAACATTGTGTGTTAAATTCAAACCTATCAATAATGTTAATGGTTTACATTTGATGAAAGAAAAAACTTACAGAGCCTATATTACTGATGATACAAATTCGACTGGAAGTTGGTTTAGAACAATTGGCATGCAAATCGATGGTGAGATTAAGATATATGTCGCTGGCAATTATTACTCATATAAAATATATGAGATTTTTATTTATTAGGAGTTTTATATATGGATAACGTGATATGCACGTGCAGATTAACAAATAAGGAGAATAACAAATACTATGGATAATATAATTTATGCTTTCGGGGGGGGGGGAATAATAATTTGAAAACCCAAACTATTAAAAAAACAGTAAGTATTGTTGCTTACGGAAGACAACAAGTGACTTTTACTTTTGGTGATTTAAAAGAAGTAGTTGGAGTGTCTGACATTACCAAAACAGCTACTTCAAATGCTTATGGTAAATATCAAGATTTAGGACAAAGAAATGTAATTCCTGTTTCTTATATTTCGATTAGTGGGAATACAGTAACTCTTGATATATGGGGACAAGTTGATACAACAAGTGAAGCTCAATGGAGCGTAACAGCAGTAGGAAAATAGAAGAAAGATATTAATGATCTTTTGCCTTGGTCAAATAAGCTGCCTAAGGATTTATTAATCAATAAATAATTGTTCCCCTTAATATTCGGATTCCCAATCCGAATATTTGGGGATATTTTATTATTCATTTAAAC